GACCTCGCCCGCAAGATGGGACGCCGTACCCGCTCGATCATCAAGCAGAAGCGGTTCAAGGGAATCTTCAATTGCGAGCTGACGACTGAATCGTCTGCTGCGCAAGAGTTCTCTCTAACGAACGGTAGCGAATATATCGCGACCGGCATTCTCGGTGGCGTCACGGGTAACCGCGCCAACGGCATCATCATTGATGACCCGGTGAAAGGCCGCGAACAGGCCGACTCGCCGACGATCCGCGACAAGACTTGGGATGCGTATAACGATGACCTCAAGACTCGCCTGATCCCCGGCGGCTGGGTCGTCATCATCCAGACTCGCTGGCACGAAGACGACCTCGCCGGCCGCATCCTTCCGGAAGACTGGAAAGGCGAAAGCGGCCCGATCATGTGCCGCGACGGCAACGTCTGGGAAGTCGTCTGTCTGCAGGCGCGCTGCGAAGTCCAGAACGATCCGCTCGGTCGAAAAATCGGCGAATACCTCTGGCCGCAATGGTTCACGGAAAAGCACTGGGCGCAGTTTCAGAACAACGTCCGCACGTGGGCATCGCTCTATCAGCAGTTGCCGCGTCCGCTTGAAGGAACGCTGTTCAAGGTCGAAAACATGCTGGTCGACGGCGCTCCGGTGCCGTGGCCGCAGCGCTGCGATTATGTGTTCGCCGTCCTCGACTCCGCTCTCAAGGCGGGCGACAAGAACGATGGCACGGGCGTGACCTACTTCGCCCGCAATCGCCACATCGGGCACAAGCTGATCATTCTCGATTGGGACATAACCCAGATCGAGAGCGACCTGATCGCCGAGTGGTTTCCACACGTAATGTCGCGAGTCGAGGAACTGGCGAGGCTATGCGGCGCACGCATGGGCAGTGCCGGGAGTTTTGTTGAGGACAAGGGTAGCGGTATCACCCTGCTTCAGCGCGCGGCACGTAGCGCATGGCCGGCTCAGGCTATCGACAGCAAGTTGACCTCAATGAGCAAAGACGCCCGCGGCACAGGCGTGTCCGATTTTGTCCATAGCGGCGACGTGAAGATCAGTGAGCACGCCTACAACAAGATCGTTGAGTACAAGGGCCGCTCGCAAAACCACTTCCTTAGCCAGTTCTTTGGCTATCGACTCGGCATTCCAAATCAGGCTGACGACCTCTACGACACGGGCGTCTACGGCATCGCAATCGGCCTCGGCGACAGCGATGGTCTGTAAATAATCCACGGTAACCAAATGGCTGAAATCACAATCGAAGGCTCCAAGCTGTCCTCGAGCCTGGTCGATCTGCTGATGGCTGACGACTTGGTGCCGGGCGCAGAGCCGGGTTATCAGCTGTGCAAGCAGATATACGCGTTCCATCCCTTGGGTGGAAAGATCGTCGACCAGCCGATCCAGTTGGCGATGAGTCAGCCGCGCAAGATTTCGATTCCCAATAGCCCGGAAGAGCCGGTGCGGGATGCGTTCGTGCGTAAGTGGCGCGAGATCAACGCCGACAGCTACATCGCGAACACGGCGCGTCTCGGAAAAATCTACGGCGCATCGGCGATTGTCTGCGGTGCGAAAGACGTCGACACTACGTCACCCATCGATCTGAGCAAGATCTCCGCCCAGCAGTTCTACTTCAACGCGCTCGACCCGCTGAACACCGCGGGATCGTTGGTGCTGAATCAGGACCCCAACGCGCCGGACTTTCAGAAGCCGACGATGATCACGGCTGCCGGACAGGAATATCACCCTTCTCGCACCTGCGTCTGGTTCAACGAAGCGCCGCTTTACATCGAGTACACGAGCTCGGCATTCGGCTATACAGGGCGCTCCGTCTTCCAGCGCGCTCTCTTCCCGTTGAAGTCATTCGTGCAGACGATGATTGCCGACGATATGGTCTCGCGCAAAGTCGGCGTGCTTGTCGCCAAGATGAAGCCGGCGGGATCGATCGCCGACAGAGCGATGGCAGTTTTGCAAGGGATCAAGCGCAACGTCGTCAAGGAAGCGCAGACGAACAACGTCATCAATATTGCGACGGACGAAGCGATCGAGACGCTGAACCTGCTCAATGCAGACGGAGCGCTCACGACGTCTCGCAAGAACATTCTCGAGAACATTGCCGCGGCTGTACCGCAGCCAGCGAAGATGCTTAATTCCGAATCGTATGCGGAAGGGTTCGGCGAAGGGACTGAGGACGCGAAGGAAATCGTCCGGTACATCGACAACGAGCGGCTGAAGATGCAGCCGCTTTACGATTTCTTCGACAACATCGTCATGCACCTGGCATGGACGCCTGAGTTCTTCGCGACGATCCAGAAGACGATCCCGGAATACAAAAAGCTCACATACGAGCAGGCTTTCTATCAGTGGAAGAACGCGTTCACTGCTGAATGGCCGTCTTTGCTTGTCGAGCCGGAATCGAAGCTGGTTGAGGTTGAGGATGTCAAGCTCAAAAGCATCATCGCGGCGCTCGAAGTCCTGAGGCCGGACCTCGACCCGGACAACCTGGCACGTCTGATCGAGTGGGCGGCCAACAACATCAACGAATCGAAGCACCTGTTTTCGAATCCTCTCGTGCTGGACTACGATGATTTAAAGAACTACGTTCCACCTACGCCAGACAAAGAACCCAACGAGCCGGCGCCCTTCTCGCGCGAATCCTGATGGCAACTTTCTTCGAGACCGTCACCGCTGCGATTCGAGACTTCGAAGAGAATGGATTCGATAGCGTCGAGCGGTTGCAATACTGGACCGATCAGATTCGGCGCGCCGCTATCGAAAGCCTGACGCCTGAAAACGTTCTGAACGAAGAACTAACGCGGGCGCTTGGCGGCATCTACAAGCGGATGATCGATGATGGCCAGATCATCAAAAAGCACGCCGGCGTTCCCCAATTCACGATCGACAGACTGAAGCCAAAGCTGCGCAATGAGTTGGGCCGCCGCATGATGGTCTCGCGCAGCCTCATTAAGTTGAATCGTGAGGCGATGGTCGAGAAGACAACGCAGCGCTTCGCGGGATGGGCTTCATCGATCCCCGCAGGCGGAAGTCGTGCGGTCGAAACGAAGGACGTCAAGGACAACATCCGGAAGGCGCTGACCTCTCTGCCATTTGAGGAGCGGCGTTGCGTCATTGACCAGTCCGCGAAGTTCGTCAGTTCGCTGAACGACATCATCGCAACCGATGGCGGCGCCATTGCTGCCCGATGGCATTCGCAGTTCAGACGGGCCGGCTACAACTTCCGCCCCGATCACAAAGAGCGCGACGGCAAGGTATACGCGATCCGCAGCAATTGGGCCATCGAGAAGGGGCTAATGAAAGTCGGCCCCGCCGGTTACACCGATCAGATCACGCAGCCTGCAGAGGAGGTGTATTGCTCCTGCAGCTATGTGTATCTGTACAACCTCCGGGACTTGCCGGACGACATGATCACCCGGAAAGGTAAGGATGAACTTGCAGCGGTCCGCGCGAAAATTGCTGTCATGAGGGCTTGATATGCCATTAGAAGAAGGATCAAGCCGAGAGGCAATCAGCAAGAACATAGCGACCGAGCGCGAGGCGGGAAAGCCGGAGGAACAGGCCATCGCCATTGCCATGCGCGAATCGGGGAAGAGCAAAGCCGATTCCGACAAGGTGCGAGCAGCCGGCACCCTGGTCGTCGCAGACGGCAATGTGCTGTTCTTGCGCCGCGGCAACGGTGGCGATCATCCCGGCGAGTGGGCTTTCCCTGGTGGTCACATCGAGTCCGGCGAAACGCCAGAAGAAGCCGCTCGTCGCGAGACGCGGGAAGAGACCGGATACGAACCGCACAAGCTGATCGAGCTTGGCAAGTCGGATGATGGCTCAGTTGAGTTCACGACCTTCTACAACGAATCCCGGCCGTTCGATGTCGCCCTGAGCGACGAGAGCACCGAGTTCATGTGGTCGCCGCTTGGTTCGTGGCCGGAGCCATTACATCCCGGTTGTCGCTTCGTGCTCGAGTCGGACGCATTCAAGGCGATCCGCAAAGCGCACATGACCGAGACGGACCTCGCGCGGGCGATGGTCGCGGGTGAGTATTCATCGCCGCAGTTCTTCGTGAACATGTGGCTGTTCGACATTCGCATCACGGGCACGGGCACATCGTACCGCTCGAAGGATGAGGAATACGTCTACCGTCCGCCGGAGGAATATCTCAACGATGAATTCCTGGCGCGCTGCAATGGCCTGCCGGTCATCGTCGACCATCCCGAGAACTCGAACCTGAACTCCGAAGAGTTCAAGAAGCGATCTGTCGGGTCGGTCATGTTGCCCTACATCAAGGGCGACGAAGTCTGGGCGATCGTCCGCATTTACAACGAAGCTGCGGCCACGATGATGTCGAACGAGCAATTGTCCACGTCGCCCAACGTCGTCTTCCGTAATCCGAAGCTGGAAAACACCGTTGTAACCCTCGACAACGGCGAGAAGGGTCTTATTGAGGGAAACCCAAAACTGCTCGACCACATCGCGATCTGCGAGGTTGGCGTGTGGGACAAGGGCGGTCCGCCTACTGGCGTATCTACCACTAACGTTCAGGAACCTGAGATGACTGAAGAAGAGCGTAAGGCCAAGGCGGACGCCGAGGCGAAGGATGCACTCGAAGCAAAGGCCAAGGCCGACGCTGAGGAAAAGGCGAAAGCTGATGCCGAAGAAGAAAAGGCTAAGGCCGATTCCGACAAATGGGAAAAGCTGATGTCCGCTGTCGATTCTCTGTGCAAGCGCATGGACTCGTATGACGGCGACAAGAACGACAAGAAGGCCGACGCAATGCCGGGTGACGAAATGTCGGTCGCCGACAAGAAGGCGGACTCGGACGGCAAGAAAGCCGACGACGACGCCAAGGACAAGGAAGCGGAGGCCGCGAAGTTGAAGGCAGAAGCGAAGGAAGAAGAAGCGAAAGCCGATGCAGCAAAGCGCGAAAGCGTCCTGCTTGATCGCGTGTCGCAACTCGAAAAGTTGCTCGTCGAAACGGCGCGCCTGTCGCCGAAGCCCCTGGGTGACGCTGAGTATGCAGCAATGGCCGACGCGCAAGCCAAGGCCGACAGCGTTTATTCGGCGTTCGGCAAGTCGGCCAATCGCCCGCTGAACGGCGAAGACCTTCTGGCCTACCGCAAGCGCCTTGCTGCGCCGATGAAGTCGCATAGCGCTGCATGGAAGGACGTGGACCTGTCGAAGCTCGATGCTTCGGTGTTCGACATCGCAGAGGCTGCAATCTACGCCGATGCGATGGGCGCCGCCGTCAACCCGGCCGTTTCGCCGGAAGGTGGTTTGCGCGCCGTGACCCGCGATACGGGCACCGGCCACAAGATCACCACGTTCTACGGCAACGTCGGTTCGTGGATGGACGATTTCCGCGCGCCGCGTATGCACGGCGAAATCAACCAGCCGAACAAGCACTGACTGCAGTAGTCGCTAA